TAAGTCTGTTGAACTTAATGGTGATAAACTTCCTGTTGACCAACTTGAATCGTCCCACTCAACTTCTAACTTAGGTGGATAGATTGTATGTGTTTCTCTTGAAAAATATTTTAGGTTTCCTAATCTTGAACTATCACCCTCTTGTCCTGTATTGAAATCAAAACTTGCAGTTGCGTGATTGTTTCCATAAGAACCACTATCTTCTCTCTTAACGATAAATCCATTGTTCGGGTAAATTGAACTTGAGTAAATGAAATTGTTTACCAAGTTTGTTACATCTGCTCTAACATCTTTTTTATCAAATGTTAAATCATAAGATGAACTAACTTCATATTGACCATTACTCGCAGTAAACCAAGAACCACCTTCAGTCAATACTGAACCTGTAATCCAAGGTGTTTTTGTTTCGTGGTTTCTATATTGATATGTAGCTCCATTATCAGTTACTGGGTCGTGGTCAAGTTTTCCTGAACCTTGTTTCCAACTACCACTAACCATATAAATGTGTAGTGGTTGTTCAACTTCAACCTCTTCTGATGTTGCGTCATATAAATTTAAATAATATTTTGCAGTAGAAGGTATCTTCCCGTCCTGTATAGACTTAGAGATAAAACTTAAATCAAAGTCAATCAATACTCTTGATACATTACCTACCGTACCATTGTTGTTTACAACTTTATTAATTTCCAATATTTCATCAATACCAGTATTTCTTGATGCTGTTGTTCCACCTGAATAAAGTGTTGTATCTCTTTTACCAAATTCAAAATAATGCATTATCTATCTCCCACTACTCTACCCTCAATATCGCTATTTGGGTTTTTTAATTCAAATATACTTGGGTCTAATGATGGATAAATGATTCCGTCTTTTGTAGCTGATAATATATCATAAGTATTACCACTATATCCAAGACCTGTTTCAAACTTATTCTCAATAAGTATAAGTTCGTTGTTTGGATTATTTTCTGCTGGTGGAACTAATGATACTACACCCTCACAAGTAGAAATCTGATATGCTAAATCACTCAATATAATTGGTTGATTCATTTGCCACTTCTCTACTTGAAAGAATTCTTTTACTTTTTGTATTGTTCTAAACAATACATCATTTTTATTATACCCTCTCTTTGTAACAATATTATATTTTACACCAAAGTTAATTATGTATCCGTCTTTAATATTGATAGCGTCTGTTAATAATCTATATTGTGAAAGATAAGTCTTAACATTTTGTTTTACTGCTCTATTCAATCTAACTAAACTTTTGGTTGAGTCGTATCCTAATAAATACATATTTAGTGCTAATGGATTTTTAACTTCTGTTCCTTGACTTCTCGTATCAACTACTAATCCATCATTAATAACTAATTGTCCATTCTGTTCTAATTGTTCATCTTGAACAATAAATGCTTTTGCTACATTACCATATTTTTGTGGTAAAGAGTAAACTCTTGTTATGTAGTCTGCTTTTGTAACTGCTCTATTTTGTGCGTTAAAGTAAGCAGATGCATTTTGTTTTATTTCTGTAATGGTTTCTGTTGAAGCCCCACCCGAAGCTGGTTCTTCATTAATAGGTGTGATACTTGCTTCTACTGCATTTAGTAGGTCAGCATCCAATCCTGTTGTAGGATTAGTATAAGTTAGTCTATTAAAAGATGTTATACTATTTGTTGATACATTATGTTCTACTGCTCCACCATAATTATAAGTTACGGTAAGTGTTGTGTTACTTGGTGCTAATCCAAATGTTCTTGTTTTTAAGAAATTACTTGGGTCAAATGACTCATCTAATCTTGATACACCAAGACCTAATCTTGAACCAACATTATCTGGATTTGGAATTATTTCTTCATCTGCATTATCACTAATACCTGAACCGAATCTTAATTCCATTTTATTATCATCACGAACTCTTGTTGTAAATCTTCTTGATGCTTTTATTAATTTTAACAAATAAGGTGTATCAGTTTTAAATTCAGATAACGCTGGGTCATTGAGTGTTGAATTTTCCTCGTCTTCAAAAACTGTGTCCTGTGCTAAAAACGGAACTTCATAAAATTTATTATTTTCACTATCTGTAACTTCAACTATATTTGTAACTTTATCATTAGATAAAATTATCTTATCGAATTCTTTTGCATTAGTAAATGAAAATGTTTCTTCTTCTCTAATACCAGATTGAGCCATACCTTTTTTAGTTAATCTAAAGTTTGTAGGAATATTACCTGATGTAGGTTGTAATGCTTTTATTTCCATATTATCTAATGAACTCGATACTTTAAAATCAATATCATCTAATAATGTAAATTCTGTTCCATTACCTGCTACCAGAGTTGAATTGGATTCTATCTTTCCTGCGAAATCTAAATTAGGTTTGTAATTATTTGCGTCAATCGATACTGCTGGAACATCAATACTAAATGTCATCTCAACAATAGCAGGTGATGCTAATCTTGGTTTATATCCGTATGATTGTGCAATTGACAATACATTTTTTCTTTCTTCTGCGAATTGAATTAAAGTTTCTCTGAATTGGTTATCAACATAGTAATTCAATACATCACCAACATACGCTGCCATTTCAACAAACATCATACCTGGTGATGCTTCATTGAAATCATTATATTGATTTGGGAAATATGATTTCGCAAACTCTATTAAGTTTTCTCTAATATCTGTAAAGTCTCTACCGAGATAATTTACTTCTTTTGATAATGTTTTTTTATTTGTTCCGTAGTCGGACATTTCTATTCTCCAATTCTAAAGTCAAATGATAATAATTCAATTACATCTGGATTAAGTGCTACTGAAAACTCAACCTGAATATTGACTTGATTTTGTTCTTGTATAGTGAATACATTTATAATGTTGATATAAGGTAAGAAAGTATCAGTAGCTATTCTAATAGCTTCATCAACCCTATTAGGAATATCTTGTCCTTGTTCAAAGACAATATTTTTTAAACGACTTCCAAAGTTTGGTTGAAATACTCTTTCACCTGGTGTGGTAAGTAATAGATTTCTAAGATTTGCTTTTGATTGTTCTAATACGGTTTTCGTTTTATAGAAAAATCCCTCTGGACTATGGTCCAATGGAAATCTTATTCCAACATACTTGTCATCATTTCTATCTATTTCTCTTACACTTCTTGCCATTGTTTACCTTATGGTCTAAACCCACCTTCACCTGTTTTCTTTTTATTAATTGCTTTCATCAAACCAGAATAATCACGAGTTAATGCATTTTGAACATCTTCTGGCACTTGGTCCACATTTACACCTGCTTTCTTAATTGAATCAACCGCTGCCATTTCTCTTGCTTTTTCTTTATTCTGTCCACGACCTAAATTTCCGTAACCTAATACTTCTGCCATATTATCACTACCTAATACTCCACCACCCAATGATGGATATTCATCTTCCATTGGTGAACCTAATGGTTTGGTTTGGTTCAATACTTCATTTAACGCTGTGTTTTTTGTGTATTGTTTTTTAGGTTTTTTGATAACCTTTTTAGGTTTAGGTTTAGAAATCGTTTCTGCTAATTTGATTTCTTTTTCTTCATTAATAAATATCTCGCTAAGTTGTTTTTTAACTTCTTTGCGAACAACTAATTCAATTATATTTCTTAATTTATTTTTATCCATTATTACTCCTGTTTTGCTAATTGTGATATTTCTGCAAGATTAATTACTTGCTCTAATTGTGCTACATCTTGTTGACCCTGTGCAGCATTTCTTACTAATTCTTGTAATTTTGGTGAACCACCATTTAAAAAGTATCTTTGTAATTCTTTTGAATCAGCACCATCTGATATAATATCTCTCACATCTGTTGTATCTATTGGTGGGTTATCTGTATTACTTTCAAACTCATCAAGTGTTGTTATAAAATCACTTGGTTCTACTTCTCCACTTTCTACGATTGAATTTAATTGACCACCTACTTGCTGTGAACTTTGTGCTATACCATCTGCTACACCTTTCATAACTTCAAGTTTAGCTTTTGCTCCAGCTATATCAGATACAACGCCATCAAATCCACCAAGTGCGTCAAGTCCTGGTAAACCTGGTAAACCAAGTTCCTCTACGACTTCTTGAATGTTCACCATTTCAAAATCAAATCTTGGTAACCATTCTAAATTTATAAATCTTTTAATCGTTTCTATATAAAATTTTATCGCATCGTATTTAATTTTCATACCTATCATAAAACTTGGATTAGGTATTCCACCTGGTAATACTGGTGGTAATATTAAATAAGGTAATGCCTGTAATTCTAATTTAAAAATTTCAACCAATGGTCTTAAATCTCCAGCTCTTTCTTTTATAAACTTAGGTAACATTATATCTCCGTCTGGATTTGCTATATCCCTTTTTTGTCCATTAATAGTTATAAAATCCATTTGACTATCTTTAACTTCTAATGTAAGTTTTTTATTACCTTGAACTAAAACATCTCCTTCTATTGAAGCTAACTTTAAATCTTTTTGTGCTAACAAATCTAATTCATCTGTATTAGCTCTTATTTCTATTCTATCAGAATTAAATATTGTTGTTGGTATATCACCATTAGTCATAGTAATAAATGAACTATTGTTATCAATTATGATTTCACCCTCATTATCATTATCACTACCTAAAATAATATAATTATCAAATCTACCTTGTAATAATGTATCACCAATTTTAACATCTGCGTATGATGGTTTAATATCCACAAAGTTTCCACCTCTTGATACATCATCTGTAATATTTTCTATTTTTGTGCTTTCGTTAAAAGCTTGAAAGTTTACATCTTTAATATCTTCACTTAATTTTGATAAGTAGTAATGATTTGCATTATACGCCATACCTAACCACAATTCACCTCGTAATGGAAACTGAACTATGTTAGAATTTAATGGTAAAAATATTCTATTTTCAATATCTGTAATTGCATCACCTTGCTCAGATACAACATACCTACCAGTAACTTCACCCACATTGATTTCGTCAACACTAACAACTTCAAAAATTTCTAACTCATAAAATTTTTGAGTTTCTTTTAGTTGTGCAAGTATTGCATATAATTCACCTTTTGTTACTAATGCTCCAGTATCAAAATTTGAATCAAGTCCAGACCCTTCGCCTGGTGTTGTATAAGCCATTTAACTTTCCTTACTGATAGAACTTTCTATTTCGTCTTTTTTGATTTGTAACTCTTGAACATCTGTTTCTATTGCACTCATCAGTTGTTCTTTTTCTGCTTCTGATAAACCGAACTCACTATCGTCAGATGTCATTCGTTTTTCAGCTGCTGTAATTCTTTGAACGATTGTTGCCAACTTAACAAGTTGTTCGTCGTTCTTGACATTGATTTCTAAATACTCTTTTAGCATAGGAACTATCTGAACGGCCGTATCTCCGTCCTTGATAAATCCCACAACCTCTTTCATCAATACTTCTAATTGTTGTTTATTGGTTTTGGAATTATCATATATGTCCTTGAAGACATCTGATAGGGTTTTACCCTCGAATATTTCGTAATCTTTTGCCATAGTTTTTACCTAACAATAAATAGTAAATAGTTAAAAAATAGGGATATATATTTATATACTCGTTGATTTTTTTGATTTTGCCTTATAGTTATTATACGAAGTCGGAAAAACTCCGATTTTTGTTCATTAATAGGGGGAAACTAAATGAAAGACACAATCAAAATGATTATGGAAGGCGTAACTGGTATTAAAGACCTATTGCTTCACATAGTCGGCTTAGGTGTTCTCGTGCAGTTAATATTTGTAGGGGGATTCTTAGGTATGGATATTGTCGGTAATTTGATTAGTTTGGTAAATACTTTCGCTAACGCGGGATTTGCTGGATTTATATCACTAATTGTGATACTCGGATTACTCAATAAATAAAGGTGGAATTAAAAAGGGGAATAGAAATATTCCCCTTTTTTGTTTTACAATATATCCCAACTACCAGTATATTTAGTTTCTATACTTCCGGTAGCTAAGTAATTCTTTTGTAAATTAACGTGATGCTTTTTCAGAACATTTATTACACGAGTAATGTGTTGAGTATTGGACCCAGTCATTTCTCTAATCAGAATATATAATGCTTTCTTATTAAAGTTCTCAATGTTTTTTCTTTGTTCCATAAGATACAATACTGAATTAGCAACATCAATATCTTGCTTTCTTTTAAACACGGTAGTTAAGTTGTTGGTCCAGTAGTCTACGAATAAATCCATATATTCTTTCTGTCCTTCTAAAACATCTTCTCTATTGGTTTCCCACAAAGCATCTCTTTTGTAATCAGTTGCTTCTTCTCCGTCAGTCTGTTTTAGTTTTTTGTAATTATTGTTGTTGTGTAGAATCAAGTAGTTCTTAGCAACAATACTGAAGTATGAGAATGCTTTTCCTTTACCCTCGGTAAATTTATGCATATTCATATATAGAAAACTAACTACCTCGTGCATTACATCAACACTCGGAACATCAAAGTAATAAAACTTAAATGTATGAATAATGTTTTCTGCCAACTTCTCAAAAGGTTGTCTAATATGTTCATTATAAATTCTCTCTCTCATATGTGGACGAGTTTCTTTATTGTGTCTAATGATTGCGTCTTCTGTTCCTTGGTGGAAGTAATATCTTGGTGAACCTTTTTTTGCTTTTCTTGGCATTATAATTCCTTTTCTGTTATTTCGTTTATTTCATCTACTGCTTCTTTTATTGCTGTAAACACTACACCGATTTCATCATCAGTTTTAAAACTACCTTTAGCGTCTACTTCTTCTAAGACTTGTTTAGTGTCTTGTATTCTTTGTGCGTAATCCTCAATCCAAGTTTCTAATCGTTCTACTTTTCTCGTTAAATTAAAAGTGGTCCAACTTAATATCAAGATGAATATACTCAGTAATATGTATCCTATCATTTCTTTGGTTCTCCAAATAGTTCGTTAAATATATCCTTAGCGTCTGTGGTCTTGGTATTGAACTTTTCCTTAACCTCAGTATCTACTGCTTGTTTGATTTTGTTTACTGATTGTTCAACCTTAGCAGATTCTTTTTTGTCTTCTCTGTGCCACTCATCATACTCGGTGTGTGTAGCCATCATATCTGCCTGGTGTATAATGTAAGCGATATTACTTTTTAAACTCCAAGCTGGATTATATCCTTTAAGATATTTTTCGTTAGCGTCCTCATAAAGTCCGTCAGCTAATTTCAATCCAAGATATTCCCACTCAGACATTTCTATTCCATAATGTTGTAGAATAAATAATGACCTATCCGTAACATTCATATATGAAGATATGTTTTCATTATGAGTATAGACTTCACCCATATTCTTTACTCTCCAATCATTGTCTTGAATGATATAATAATCATTACCCTCTAAGTCACCAATCTTTCCTAAGTCGTGGTGCATAGCAGCAAATATTAATTCTTCATCTGTAAAATTAATCATAGCTCCATTTGATATCCAGACATCTTTAATTTGTTTTGACATATTGATAACGTGTAATATGTGTTCTACATATCCACCCACCATAGCATTGTGAAATGCTTTTTTAGCACTTGCTGGTGCCACGACCATTCTGTCCTCAAAGTCGTCATACATTTTATTGAGTCGTTCTAATCTATCCCCACTAAATGTATTGTTGATAATTGTTCGTAAGTCTTTCCAATTACCTGTTATTTGTTGTTCTGTTAACTGCTTCATTTTTCAATAACCTCGTATCTATTTTTTGTTAATCTTATATCTTTTTCATTTCTTAATCTATTTCTATATGGTGTCCATTTTATTCTTAATCCCCAACCACCCATATGTTCAATTATTTCTTTTTTTGTAACTGATTTTCTTCTTCTTATAAACTTAACTATTTTATCATAGGATTCAGTTTTAGAAATAGTTTTTAAATTATCTAACTTTGTCCAATTGTCAAACCACTTTAATACCCTACCACTCCATTTAAAGTCTGGTAATAATGGTTTTAAATATTTGTTAGCTTCATCTCTTGCTTGGGGATTATCCAACATATATTCTATCGTTGATAAGAAAGCTATTTCATCATACAATAGTGGATATTTCTTTCCAACCATTTCTGGATAACATAATTTATTTGGTAATACATAAGGAACACCTTGACTTAATCCGTCCGTTGTGGATATGGACCAAGCACTATAAGTTTTAAAACACCCAACACCCATATGCATTTTACGAACAAAGTTTAGATATTCTTCTCTACTGGATAGTTTAACTCTTTCGGCATAAGGTCTGTCCAGAGTTGTTAATGTTGTGAATACTTTAAAGTCTTGTCTTGTTTTATATAACTCGTCCATTTGTTCTACGAACCAACTATACCCAGTATAATCATTATCTCTATGATTGAATAAAATTGTTTTAGGTTCATACTCGTGGTCTGGTGAAACATCATCAATACCAAGATAGTGTGGTTGAATAATCTTTTCTAATTTACCAACTTGTTGATTATTTAAAAGTTCCTTACTTTTTTCAATAGTAAATTCTTTTAACCACTCTGAATTAACACCACACTCTTCCATTTCTAATACACCCAATAAATTCTGTGATAGCATTGTTGGTGTATAGTTTGAGTTTTCTTTTACTTCAAACCAATGTGAATAACCAATAAGTTTAGGTGATAGATTTGTAGAGTTCTTAAATAAATTACTTAACGCTAAAGTTTGTTCTGGTAAATGTGAGTATACAATATCATATTCTTCATTTCTCCAATCAATAGCTTTTAAGATTTCATCAGCGTTAAAGTGTGTTCTCATTTTATTCGGATAACTTGGCATACTGATTATCAATTGTTCTGTGTTTTTAAATTGTAAACTCTTGACATGCTTTGATGTTAGTATCGTCCAATGTATATCATCACGAACTTTATTTAATTCGTTGATAACATTTCTCAATACCACAACATAAGAATCTTTTTCTAAGTCTTTCTGAAAAGTTTCGTTTGGATATACGAGTATTTTATACTTGTATGATTTGTCTTGATTGTATTCAATGAAGTTATTCATTACTAAACTTTCTTTGTTTTGTATTTTAGAATATTTATAAACTCAATTGGTATACCCAACTTTTTCTTCCACATAGCCATACCTTTTCTACCAGTATCGGTCATTCTTTGAGCCACTAAAAGAATCTTGTCAGCGCCTATTTCTACCGCATAACCTGCTGCTTGTGAAACATCATATCCTATTATTTCTTCTTTTTTACACTCACAAACAATTCTTTTCTTTGTTCCCAAAATTAATACATCTGGTCTACCTATTTCTAATGTTGTTTCAGTAGATACTTGTTCATCAAAGGTGTCTAACGACACTCCCCACTCTTCACGATAGATAGGTTCATCTCTAACTACATCTTTCCAAACATCACGAACATCACGATTTTCTCCGATAGTAGCTGTCCCTACTTTTGAACGTCTACGGAATCCTTCTTTGTCTAACCATTCTTTTACTGAATCTAACATTTCTTTTGTTTCATCAGTAGATGTGTTAAGAGAAGACTTCATCATTGAAGGTTCAATACCATCAATAAGTTCTACTTCAACCCATAATCCCTCTGCTCTACTTGAAGGTGGGAACAAATTGAACAATAATATTTTTCCGTCGCCTGTATTTCTATCAATACCAGATGATTTAAAATTAATACCAGCTGTATCTGCTCTCCAACTATATGGTGACTTAATATCCCCATAAACATTTTCATATAATTCTGGGTCCGTTGACTCATAATATGATTTAGCAGTTTCTGGATATAATTTTTTAGCTGCTCTTATTTTTACTTTCCAACCTTTACCAGCTTTTCCCTCAAGGATAGCTTCTTGTTCTGATTCATTAGCTCCAACAATTAAGTCGGGGTCTAATATGTTGTGTGGATTAGAAAGTAATGGACGAATAGGATTTACTGGTAATATTGTTTGACCACCCGTTTGTGTAAAGTAAATGGTAAGTTTTAATTTACCACTTTCTAAATAGTCTGCATATGTAGCACCCAAATAAGTCACTACTTGTTGCATTGTGGTTTTTTTCTGTGGATAGTTACCAGTAATTTCGTTTATAATTACTTCTGTTCCATAGTCTCTGTGACCATCATTAGCTACTGAAGTTGTAAAATCAGCAATTTTTTCTGATACATCATCAAGATTAAAGTTAGGAACAATCTTATAAACTGAATCTTTTTCACTCATTGGTTTTGTAATTACCTCAAATGATTTACCTAATGAAAAGACTGCACCTTTCATACCAACTCCACTAAAACTTAAAAGTTGTTTTCCAACATTAGCTTTTTTTCCGATAGATATACAATCCTCTAAATCGTTTCCACCGATACCAATAGAATTATCAATAATTCTTATTTGTTTTTTTGGAAGATTTACATATATATCACATTGTGTATCTCTATCAATTGTCAATGTATTGTCTACCAATTCACTAATATACTGCCACCAATCCAAGTCCTGTCTTGATAATCCTTGATATGTTCCCACATAGGGTTTTGACATAACACTATGGTCTATAATTTGAAATTTATTTTTTTTTGCTTCACTTCTTTCATTCATTCTTTTTACTTGTCTACTCATTTTTATCTTCCTATATCCTTTAAATATTTTTCTTTTGCTTCTTCCCACGAGATGTTAATCATTCCGGAATAGAATAATTTCTCTGGTTTTATTTTGTTTTGTTCTAATAGTTTTTCATATCGTTTGATTGCTTTTCTTTTCCACCAACTATCTATATACTCTATGTCTCTGTCAAACATATTTCTGATTACAAGTTGGTCCTCATTGATTTCACTTCTTAGAAATTCTTTTCCGTTTTGATATATGTTAGCAAAATAACAACCTCTTTTAAATCCGTGTTCATACTTTGCTCTCTTGATATCTAACTCTTTATATATCATTTGAATAATCTTTTGTTTAATACCCGTTACTGGTTGTCCAGTTTTAGAAGTAGTTACTTCATCATATCTTTCTCTGTTGTTATCTTTCAACCATTGGTGCCAAGTATCATAAAACTTGTCATCTGGTTTTAAACTAATCTTACCTTTGGTTTCACCAAGGGTCTTCCATTGTGGTATTCCATTATACATTGAGTGAATACCATATAAAGCTGTTGTTGATATACCGACTAATGTTTGTCCGTATAGTTTCTTCCAAGTATCACGAACTACTTTTGATGTAACCATTTGTGCTACTAACTTACCACCCAACATATTGAAACCTAATGGTTGAACACAACATATGGTGGTTCCGATTGCAGTGTGATTTAGTTTACCCTCTTTAAATTTGTTTTCTTTGTTCCAACCGATTAGTTCATCTCTAACTCCTAATGAAGTTACATCACTACCTAAACAAATCATACCTAATACTTTATTAGTTGATTTATCTCTAACATAAAATTTTACATTACGACCTGGATTAGCTGTGAACTCCATTGAGTGAATAAGTCTTCTCGTGATAATCCAATCTTCATTTGCTTTCGCATTACCTTGTTCTACTGGTTCGACGATTGGTTCTATTGAATTGATTTCTTGAATTGTTAATTCTTTATTATAGATGTCTGTTGGTTGCCAGATAGTCTTTTCTAATCTATCTATTGTGTCTGCTCTATCCATAAAGAATTGTGGGTCTTTATTGAACTCTTCCCACTTCTTCCATAATACTGATTCTTGGACTGACATCTCTTTTAGAAAATCCATATTGTCTATGAACTTTTGTTTCTCTGCTTCGTAATTAAACTCAGCTTCACCGAAAAAGTTTTCAAAACTCATTTATAACCTCGTGATAATGTATAGTTGTAAAGATAAAACAACAAATGCTAATATTGTTCTGATGAACTCCATTAGATGATTGTGTCTATCAAAGAATCGTTCTATCTTATACCATACTGATTGTTTGTATTTTTTATATTCTGCTTTACTCATAATTCTATAACCTTAATATACAACATTTTTGTTCCGTTGTCAAGAACTTTTTTTAATTTGTAATAAATTTTATATCTTCGTTTAGATTTGCTTTCTTGATTTTAGCATCTGTAAACTTGTATGGTTTAGTTCCTGGACTTTCTAAGATATCAATACGATTTACAAATCGTTTGTTCATTGTATCTTTGACTTGATATACTCCGTTCTTTCCACTCGTTCCGGTCAATACGATAAAATCACCATAGTCT